GACTTATGCAACAAAGTTTGTTTAAGTCAGGCGAAACAGGGAAAAGAATAGCTTATGGTGGTGTTGAAGGTATGGCTGGTGCTGCTTTAGTAGAACCTTTAATATTAAGCACAGCAGAAGCAGAGCAGGATAAAGATTACACAATACTAGATAGCTTTCTAAATGTTACAGTAGGTGGTGTTTTAGGTGGTGGCTTGCACGCTGTTGGTGGCAAAATATCTGACAAAATGTTGCAAGCAAAACGTGAAACTGTGGAAACAGTTTTAAACGCATCTATAGCACAAAAAAATTCTGGTAGACCAGTGGAAATAAATGCTGTGTTAAATGCTGATGGTAGCTTAAAGCAAAGGCAATTTGATCCACGATTTGATGAACCTAAGTTAGTAAATTTTGCTGACGAAAAATCAGTTGTAAGAACATTAGATGATATAGATAATGAATTTAAATTAGATATTAAAACAAAAGGCGTAAAACTTCCTGAAATAATAAATCCAAAAATAAAAGCACCAAAAAGGTTTTCTACTTGGTTAAGGGAAAGAAAGATAGATCCTAAAGACAGAATGATTGGTGAATTTGATGAAAGAATTAGGGGAGGTGCATCACTATACAAAAAAGAAGGTGCACAAAGCATTGATGTTTTAGCAAGTGATGCAACAGAAGCTGGTTATTTTTACAGTAAACCTACAGAAGGTGAGTTTATAGAAGCATTAGAAGAAGATATTTTAGGTAACAAAAGATACAGTGAGCTTGATGAAATAGAGCTTAGAACATATCGACAGGCAGTAGAGCTAAGAAGATACGCAGATGAAAATGGTATTAATTACAGGGGTGTCAGTGATGAAGATTTTATGGCACAGATAAGACAAGACCAGCAATTTAATGCGTATTATGAAGAAATGATGGGTAGAACAGAAGTAGAGGATGGTATATCCACAGAAGACTTTAATGCAGCTTCGGAGGAACAAAGGTCTATTCAAAATCAATATGATGAATTTATTGATCGTGAAGGATTTGCCTTTTTTGAGGGACCACCACAGCCAATTCGTGATTTAGATTTAAAGGAGTTAGATGTAGAGCAGACACAACTACTAAATGAAGTTGAGCATTTGCAAAAATCAAATTTAATAACAGAGTCTGATGCAGAAGAAATAAGAATAGCAAACCAGGATGTAGAGCGTGCAGAAACATCATTTGGTAGTGCTGCTGAAGCTGCGGCTAGGTGTTTGGTAAGGTAACAAAATGGCAAGAAAATGTTTAAATGAAGTACTAGAAGCAGCAAAGGCAACTGGATTAGAAATAACAAACAAAGAGGCTAACACTATTTTAGACAATTTAGAAAGTTTGGCTAAAAGAAAAAACAAAAATATAAACAGTCAGTCTGACTTAGATATGCTTCTTAAGGAAGCTATAGATATGGCTAGGTCTGCAAAAATTATAGCTGCTAGAAGACGTAATAACGCATTAAGAAACGCTACAATACACGCAAAGTTAATACAAAAAATTAGAACATCAGAAAATCCATATGAAACATTAAGGTCAATATTAGTTGGTAGTGCAAAAAGACACGATATGTTGAGCGTAGATGCACAGACAAGAACTGTTATAGCTGATTTGCAACAGCGTTTACTTGCTGGTTTTGAAAAAGAAGGATTGACAGAAGCTGTTAAGAAAGGTGCTTTAGATCAACAAATTTATCTAGCTTTACATCCACAAAAGGGCATTGAAGCTAAACTGTCACCAGAAGCAATAAAAGCTGCTGAGATAATAAAACGTGTTCAGGACTACGCTTTAGCTAGAAAAAACAGAGGTGGTGCATATATAGCTGAACTAGAAAATTATATTACAAGGCAAGCACATGATGCAAAATTAATGGCTGATGCTGGTTTTGATAAATGGCTGGATGATATAACACCTTTATTAGATGAAACAACTTTTAAAGATGTGCCTTTGAGAAAAGATGGCAAAGATGAAAAAGTAGAGTTTTTACGAGATGTTTATGAAAGTCTTGTTTCTGGCATACATAAAAGAAGTGATGGTGAATATACCATAGATGGGAAAAAAGATCCTATAACAGCCTTTAGAGGTCAAGCAAATTTAGCTAAAAGTCTTAGTCAGTCAAGAGTTTTACATTTTAGGGATGGTGAAGCTGCATTTAAATATTCACAAAATTATAATAGACGGAATCTTTTTGAGACTTTAATTGATGGGTTCACACATGATGGAAGATCTATTGCTTTAATGGAAAACCTAGGAACAAATCCTAGAATGATGGTTGAAAGAATTTTAGAAGATATATCATTACAAGCTAAAAAGGATCCAAAGTTAGCAAGAAAAATATCAGGTCAATCAAAGGCTGTTATGAGAGAGTTTGCACAATTAGACAATTCCCTTAATGCTGTAGGAATAAGCGAGGGTAAATTTTTTGGAGCAGACTTTGCAAGCGTGGCTTCAGGTTACAGGATGATACAAGAGATGGCATTGCTTGGTTCAGCAACAGTATCATCTATTACTGACGTTGCTTCAAAGGCAGCTTTTCTAGCATCTAACACAGAGCGTGGTTTTTTTAATAACCTTGGCAGAGCTATGGGTGATGTTTTTGAAGGATTTAGAGGTCCTGAAAGAAAAGAACTTGCTATAAGATTATTGGTTGGTGCAGAGGGTATGACAGGAAATGTTTTATCAAGGCATGGTCCTGAAGATTTTGGACCAGGTTTTATATCAAAAATGCACGCATTATTTTTTAAGTTAAATGGTATGCGTTATTGGAACCATGCACAAAAAGTAGGTGTCGCTAGAATATTAGCATTTGATGGTGCATCTGCTGTAAAAAAATCATGGAATAATGTAGATGGTCAGTTTAAAAGTTTGCTTGCAAGGTATGATATTGGTGAAGCAGAGGTTAAATTATTTCGTAATGTTGATATGAAGGCTAAAGATGGCAGAGAATATCTTTTTCCTGATTTAGCTGATGATGTATCTGATGATGTACTTGATCCATATATCCGTCAAAAAACTGGCACTTTAGACATTACAGATAGTATAAGAGCAAAAGTAAGGGATGAATTAAGAACAAAAATAGGTTCGGTATATACTGATGGTGCAGATACTGCTATTCCCACACCTGGTGCAAAAGAAAGAGCTATTATGAATCTAGGTTTGCCCAAAGGCACAGTAGCCGGTGAAGCTATAAGAATGATTATGATGCTTAAAGGCTTCCCAATTACAATGATTACAAAAGGATTGACAAGGCAGTATTACACTAGTGGCTTTGCAGGAACCATGAAGATGATTACTGGTATGAGTGCTATGGGATATGTAGCAATGTCAGCTAAAGATATATTAAAAGGTAAAGAGCCAAAAAGTGTTTTTAGTGATGATTATATGAAATCAGCAAAAGTGATAAGTGCTTCTATGATACAGGGTGGTGGTATGGGTATATTTGGTGATTTTATGTTTGGTGAATTTAATAGATATGGTCAGTCATTTACAAAAACAGTAGCCGGTCCTGCTTTTGGTTCAGCAGATGATGTTGCTTCAATGTTTGCAAAAGTAATCAGAGGTGATGATGTAGCAAAAGATGCAGTAAAATTTGCTATAAGAAACACACCATACGCTAATTTGTTCTATACTAGAGCAGCAGCAGATTACATGGTTCTTCATGGATTAATGGAATACATGGATCCAGGTTACTTACGAAGAACAGAAAAAAGGTTAAAAAAGGATTATGACCAAGAATATTATTTTCCACCATCAAGGTCAGCAGTAAGGTTTTAATTTGATTATTTTAGCAAAAAAGATTATAACGTAGAAATGAGGTAGTTATGACAGTTAGTAGCACAACCACAAAAAACAGTTACAGTGGCAACGGAAGTACCACTACATTTGCATATGCTTTCAAGATATTTGCTGACGCAGATCTTACTGTCATACTAAGATCGGCTGCTGGTACTGAAACAGTACAAACTCTGACAACAAATTACACAGTTACCAATGCAGGTAATGCTAGTGGTGGTAATGTTGAGTTCGTAACTGCACCTGCTAGTGGCGTTACAGTCGTTATCAGA